TTGGCGCGGTGTGGTCTGAGGAGAGCCGCCGGTACGTTGATGATGAGCCTGACATCTATGTGCCCGGCGTGTGGCGCGGCAGGGCTGAGAACGTCAAGCAGGGGTCGGGGGACAACCTTCACCCCGGAGACGGCTATTTGGCAAACTCAACCTATGACGCCGCGATGAGGGACGCCGCCTTGGCGTACCAGAACCTCCTCAAGCGTGGGGTGGCTCCTGAGATGGCAAGGATGTGCCTCCCTCAGTCTGCCGTCACTGAGTGGATCTGGACCGGGAGTTTGCTGTTCTTTTCCCGCGTTTGCCAACTGCGCCTTGAAGGCCATGCACAATCGGAAACTCGTGTTGTGGCAGAGAAAATCCATGATATCTGCGCCATCTTGTTCCCGCTTTCTTGGGCGGCACTGATGTCACGGCAGGAACCGCCCGCGCCTGATGAGGCTGCGGCTTTGAAGATTGAGGTGGAGAGCCTGCGGAAGGCTTTGGACAAAGCCAACGGGGAAAACAGCAAGATACTTCAGCGCCTGCACAACGAGCGCATCAAGAAAACCGTTCCTTCAGATGGTCTGACCAACCCATTTTTGGGTGCAATGCGCCCCAAAGGATTGAGTAAATGACACCCGGTCAGCGGAAGATGATGGATGCAGTACACGACTATTGGAAGGAGCACGGATACGCTCCTTCCCTTAGGGAACTTCAGGACATTCTTGGCTACAAGTCAGTCTCTCAGGCCCATTCCACCCTGAAGGCGTTGGTCAATCGGGGTTGGTTGCTTGCGACACCAAACCAAGCCCGGTCCCTGCGCCTGTCTTCTCACGCCATTCGGCTTTTTAATGGTGAAGCAAAGAGGAAAGAGAAGTGGCCGCTTGATATGCTAGGGGACTGCTGAAAAAAACCTTGACTGCCAATGTCAAATGGGCACAACTGTTTACATTGGGCGAAAATGGCTGGTCACCGCTTCGTTCATTGCATGTCCTCCCTGTCTCCTGCACGGAAGCCCCGCCCCTTAAAGGTGGGGCTTTTGCATGTCTGCTCTGAAAACTTACCTCAAGAAGCTAGATAAACTCCCGCTTGAAGAGCAGAAAGAGATCCTGCGTCTGCTTGAGGAGTTAGAGCAGGCAGAGAAGCGCGAACTTGCTCGTGAAGAGTTCCTGCCGTTTGTCAAAGAGATGTGGCCCGGCTTCATCGAAGGGCGTCACCATGAAATCATGGCAGATGCCTTTGAACGGGTGGCAAATGGCAAGCTGAAGCGCCTGATCATCAACATGCCGCCCCGACACACCAAGTCGGAGTTTGCGAGCTACCTGCTCCCGGCATGGTTCTTGGGCAGATTCCCCGCCAAAAAGGTCATTCAGGCTTCCCACACTGCTGAACTTGCAGTTGGGTTTGGCCGTAAGGTCCGAAATCTGGTCGGCTCAAGGGCCTTTCAGAAGGTCTTCCCCGAAGTTGGGTTGAAGGCAGACAACAAAGCGTCCGGTCGGTGGGCAACCAACCAAGGCGGCGATTACTTTGCTGTTGGTGTTGATGGTGCCGTGACCGGCAAGGGCGCAGACATTTTGATCATTGACGATCCGCACTCCGAACAGGAGGCGAAGATCGCAGAGTACAACCCGGAAGTCTTTGACGGGGTCTATGAGTGGTACACCTCAGGCCCTCGTCAGCGACTACAGCCGGGTGGTGCCATCATCATCGTGATGACGCGGTGGGCCAAGCGAGATCTGACGGGTCAGATCACCAAGGCAGCAATCGAACGTGACGATGACGAGTGGGAGGTAATTGAGCTTCCCGCAATCATGCCTTCGGGTCAGCCGCTGTGGCCGGGTTTCTGGTCGCTTGATGAGCTTGAACGACTGCGGGCAGAACTTCCCCTGTCCAAGTGGCAGGCTCAGTACCAACAGCAGCCAACCTCTGAGGCTGGCGCTCTAGTGAAGAGGGATTGGTGGCGCATTTGGGAGGGCAAAGGTCCCCCCTCTTGTGAGTTCATCATTCAGTCTTGGGATACCGCCTTTGAGAAATCGCAGCGTGCCGACTTTTCGGCCTGCACGACTTGGGGGGTGTTCTACCACCCGGATGACGATGGTCAGTCACGACCAAACATCATCTTGATCGACGCATTCAAGGAGCGGTTGGAGTTCCCGGACCTGAAGAAAGCGGCTCTTCGGTTCTACAAGGAATACAACCCCGACGCCTGCATCATTGAGAAGAAGGCAGCGGGAACACCGCTCCTTTATGAGCTTCGCTCCATGGGCATTCCGCTTTCGGAATACACCCCGGTTCGAGGTCAGGACAAGATTGCCCGCGTGAATGCGGTCTCCGATCTGTTTCAGTCCGGCATTGTGTGGGCACCACCCACTCGTTGGGCAGAAGAGGTTGTTGAGGAGTTTGCCAGCTTCCCGGCAGGGGAACACGATGACTTGGTGGACAGTTCCACGCAGGCATTGCTCAGGTTCCGGCAGGGCGGTTTCATTCGTTTGGCCTCAGATGAGGAAGACGAGCCACCAAATTTTCGACGCAACCGCGTTGAATACTACTAGGGGACATGAATGGCGGTCGCCAAGGCTTTCACTTCTGACAACCTGCCTGAGGGCGAGGAGCTTGACGTAGAGCTTCCCGATGTCCCGGAAGGCACCACGTCTGAAGAAACCCCTGACGGCGGCATTGTCATCACGTTTGGCGCTGAAGTTACAGAACTCTCTCCTGATGAGGCCGGTCATGCGGAAAACCTCGTGGAGTTCATGGACGATGGCAATATTGCTGTGCTTGTTAGCGAGCTTCAGTCTCAGTATGACGCTGATCGTCGCAGCAGGTCGGATTGGGAACGGGCCTATGTAAAGGGTCTGGAGTTCCTTGGCACCCGCTTTGAGGACCGCACACAGCCTTGGGAAGGCGCCTGCGGCGTCTACCACCCGATCCTGTCCGAAGCCGCTATGCGATTTCAGGCTAACGCCATCATGGAGATCTTCCCCTCCGGTGGCCCGGTGATGACCGAGATCATTGGCAAGCTGACGCCCGAAAAGGCTGCTCAGGCCGCTCGCGTAGAAACTGACATGAACTACCTCACCACTGAGGTAATGACTGAGTACCGGGCAGAGACAGAGCGCCTGCTGTTTAATCTGGCACTTGCCGGGTGCGCCGCTCGCAAGGTCTATTTTGACCCCGTAATGAAGCGTCCCGCCGCTCTGTTTGTTCCGGCGGAAGACTTCGTTGTGAGCTATGGCGCAAGCGACCTTTCGTCCTGCACGCGCTACACGCAGGTTCTGCGCCTCCCCAAGAACGAGATCCGCAAGCTACAGGTTGCTGGCCTGTATGCCGACGTTGATTTGCCTGACCCCACCCCTGAGCGCAGCGACCTTGATGATGCCAAGGACCGCACTGAGCTTGAGGTGCGGACTTGGGAGTACGATGACCGCCTGACGCTTCTTGAGATGCACGTTGATCTCGACCTTCCGGGGTTTGAGAGCGACGATGGCGTGGCTCTTCCTTACGTTGTCACCTTCATCAAAGACAGCGGAGACATCCTTTCGATCCGCCGGAATTGGAACGAAGAAGATGAGACGAAGAAGAAGATCATTCACTTCGCCATCTACAATTACCTGCCCGGCATGGGCTTCTATGGCTTTGGCCTGATCCATCTGATTGGTGGTATTGCCAAGTCTGCGACAGGTATTCTTCGGCAGCTTGTGGATGCTGGCACGGTCTCAAACCTGCCCGGTGGTCTCAAGAGCCGTGGCCTGCGCATCAAGGGTGACGATAGCCCCATTCAGCCCGGCGAGTTCCGAGACGTGGATGTGCCCGGCGGTTCCATCCGGGATAACATTACCTTCCTGCCGTACAAGGAGCCGTCTTCGGTTCTGTACAGTCTTCTTGGCACCATTGTTGAGGAAGGTCGGCGGTTTGCCTCGATCTCCGAGATGAATGTCGGAGACATGAAGCAAGACGCTCCTGTAGGCACCACACTTGCCCTGCTTGAGCGAAATCAAAAGGTTATGTCCGCCGTTCAGGCGCGTTTGCACGCAAGCATGAAGGTGGAGTTCCGTCTCCTTGCCGGTATCGTCAAGGACTACCTCGACCCCAAGTATCCCTACGAGGTTGAGGGCGACGGCGACCGGACCAAAGATTACTCTGACGTTGTTGATGTGCTGCCGGTCTCTGACCCCAACAGCACCACGATGGCGCAGCGCATCATGCAGTATCAGGCTGCTTTGCAGCTTGCTCAGAATCAGCCGCAGATCTACGACATGCCTGCGCTGCATCGGAAGATGATCTACACCCTTGGCATCAAGGACGCAGAGAGCATCATTCCAGACAAGAACAACATGAAGCCAACTGATCCGGTGACGGAGAACATGGCTCTGTTGAATGGCAAGCCGGTCAAGGCGTTCCTGACGCAGGATCACGAAGCCCACATTGCCGTTCATACGTCGATGATACAGGACCCCAAGATTGGTCAGTTGGTTGGGCAGTCTCCTACCGCCCCAATCATCTCTGCCGCCTTGTCTGCTCATCTTCAGGAGCACATTGCCTTTGCTTATCGCAAGAGCATCGAAGATCAGCTTGGCGTGCCCCTTCCTTCTCCCGCAGATGTTCTGCCGGAAGATGTGGAAATTCAGCTTTCTCCGCTTCTTGCTCAGGCAGCGCAGCGCGTCCTTCAGGGATCGCAGGCTCAGGCAGCACAGCAGCAGGCACAGCAGGCCGCTCAGGACCCTGTGGTTCAGATGCAACAGGCAGACATTCAGATCCGTCAGCAGGAAGTGCAGCGGAAGGCTCAGAAGGATCAGACCGAAGCTCAGATCGCTACGGCAATGATGCAGCAGGACGCTGCTTTGGAGCGCGAAAAGATCGCCGCTCAGGAGCGTATTGCTGGCGCAAGGGTCGGTATGGAGATTGGTCGCTCTCACGGCGACCTTGCCATACGAGACAAGCAGATCTCGTCAACGGAACGCACCGCAGGTGCCAACATTGGCGTGCAGATAGCCAAGGATAACAATGGATCAGTTGGACCGGCTTCGCCGCCGCCTACGCGACCTCCTAAATGATTACGCTGACACCGTAGCAGGTGGAAGCGCGCACGATTTTGCAGAGTACAAACGTCTCTGCGGGGTCATCGAGGGTCTTGCCCTCGCTGAGAGAGAGCTTCTCGACATCCGTCAAAAGGCAGATGACGAAGAAGACTAAATCGCTCTTTTGAGCGCCATAGGTTCGTGATCCTTAATCACGCCCGGAGAAAACATGAAGGAAATCAATCTCGATAATCCTATCGGGGCCGAGAAAGCACGTCAGCTTCCCGATCCCAAGGGCTACCGAATGCTCATTATGCTTCCTCAGATGGAAGAGAAGACTGAAGGTGGTGTAATCCTTCCTGACGAGCATCGCGCTCGTGAAGAGACTGCAACCATTGTCGGCTTCGTCCTGAAGATGGGCGACCTTTGCTACAACGACCCGGACAAGTTCCCGACAGGTCCTTGGTGCAAGGAAGGCGATTGGGTGTTGTTCCGGTCCTACTCAGGGACCCGGATCAAGATCCACAGTGCCGAGTTCCGTATCATCAACGATGACACGGTTGAGGCCGTGGTTCAGGACCCAAGGGGAGTTAAACGAGCATGAGCATCGACAAGGCGGTCACGCCGGAAGATGAAGAGTTCGAGATTGAGATCATTGACGATACCCCGGAGCCTGACCGTAACAAGTCAAAGCGTCCGGCAGATGCCGCCCCTGACGTGCCTGAGGATGACGAGATTGCGTCCTACTCTGAGAACGTGCAGAAGCGCATCAAGAAGCTGAAGTACGAGTACCACGAAGAGCGCCGCGCCAAAGAGGCGGCACTTAGAGAAAATCAGGAAGCGGTAACGCTTGCCCGGAAGCTGATCGAAGAGCGCAATCAACTCTCCGAACGGCTCTCAATGGGCGAGCAGGCCGTCATTGAGCAGGCAAAGAAGCGTGTTCAGGCACAGCTTGAGCAGGTTGAACGAGATTATCGTAATGCCTATGAGGCTGGCGACACAGACAACGTGTTGTCCGCTCAGAAGAACATTACACGCCTCACTCTTGAGCAGCAG